GCAAAACACAAACACTGGCAACTTTATGCCGAATGATTTTAGGATTGATTCACACGATGACTTATTTTAATTTAAACACAAAGAAAAATGAAAGTAACAGTAGAAAAAACAGAAAAGGTTGAAATAGAGGTGCAACTACCTTTATTCACAAAAGACAAAGAGCGATATTATAAGATAGAGGAAAACAAAACAACTATAATATGCTTATGGTCAAATGAAGTAAGTGTAAAGATAACTGAATTTGCAATGAATTATCCTTGCGCATACGAACAAATAAGTGAAGATGAATTTAACACAATTAGAAACAAAGCAAAGCAATTTATATGAAAACTACAGAACAATTAACACTAACACAAAGATTACTTGAATTTCAAAAGCAAATCAATGTAATTAAAAAGGATGCTAAAAATCCACACTTTAAAAATACATACGCTACATTAAAGCAAGTATTAAGCGAAGTTAAACCGATACTTAGTGAAGTTGGTTTATTAATTACTCAGCCAATAGATGAGCGTGGAATAGGTACTGTTATTACTGATGGCAAAGAATCAATCAGTAGTTTTATTCCTATGCCTTTAAATTTACCACCTCAGCAATTAGGTAGTGCGATTTCTTATTTCAGAAGATATACTGTTTGCAGTTTATTATCTTTGGAAATTGACGATGACGATGCGGATGCAACACGAACAAAACAACCTGCAAAACCTGAATTAACTATTAACCATCCTGACTATTTAAGAGCAGTAGACCATTTAAAGAAAGGTGGTAAAATAGAAGATATAAAAGCGAAGTATTCAGTAAGTAACGAAGTAGAACAACATTTAGTTAAATCAATTTAATCATGGGGACAATTTGTCCCCTACCTTTAAAACTATGGAAAATAAAATAATTGAAAATGATATTAAAATGAAAGAAATGGCTGATAAATATAAAGATGAATATTTTGAATTATTTGGAAGTTTAATCTTAAATGGTTACGATATTCAAAGTGCTATTGACTTTTGTTATAATAAATTAATATTAAATGTTAAATAAAATGGAATCAACAATAGAAATATACTCACCTACGTGGTGGGATAACAGATTAGGTAATTTTACTGGTTCGGAAATTTGGAAATTAATGACTGAGCCACGTTCTAAAAAAGATGTACTAAGCAAAACAGCGGAGACTTATATTCGTGAAAAAGTCTATGAAAGATTAAGCGGTCAACCTAAGCAAAGCATAGATAACTATGCAACAGCATGGGGACACGAAAATGAGCCAATAGCCAAACGATATTATACTGCAAGGACCGGTAATGAGGTAATAGAATCAAAGTTGCTTATAAGCGAAAATATCGAAGGCTTAACGGGTAGTCCTGATGGCTTAATTGGTGAAGACGGAATGATTGAAATAAAATGCCCTTTTGTTGGAGTTAATCATTTAAACTTTTTCTTTAATGAAGAAACTTTTGAAAGTGAGTATTCTGAATACTATTATCAAATGCAGTGTTATCTTTTATTATCCGGCAGAAAGTGGTGTGATTTTATTTCTTTCGACCCACGTTTAATACTTAACTCAGATGCTGGTTTATACATTAGAAGATGGGAAGCTAATGAGGAAGTACAGGAACGAATGACTGAAAAGGTTAATATTGCAAGAAATCTATTTAACGATTATTTAAATGCGTTCAATAAAAAGTAAAAAATGTAAGGAGTGCGGTGCAGACTTCACTCCTTATAAATCAACTCAAAGAGTATGCAGTCCTAAATGCGCTTTAATCGGTGCTGAAAAAAAAACATGGCAGGAGAAAAAAAAGATACTTGTTGAGAACCTTAGAACAAGAACTGAATGGCTTGGCATATTACAAGTAGTGTTTAACAAGTACATTAGAACAAGGGATTCAAAACAGCCATGTATTTCATGCGATAGACCATTGGGAGCAAAATTCGATGCAGGTCATTACTTTTCAGTTGGTAGTTATCCAAACCTAAGATTTGATGAAAGTAATGTACATGGGCAATGTGTATACTGCAATCAACATCAGCATGGTAATCATATTGAATACGGAGTTAGGCTACCATTAAGAATTGGTGAATACCATTACACTCGTTTAATGAATAAAAGAGGGGATGCACTTAAACTAACATTAGATGAAATAAAAGGATTAATTAAACACTATAAATTAAAAATAAAAGAGTTTAATAAATGAAAAAATGTTTTACTTGCAATATTAAAAAGCCTTTATTTCTATTCCATAAAAACAGGATGCAATACCAATTAAAAAGTGATTTTGGAAGATGTGTTGAATGTAGAATGTGTACTGTTAAAAGATTAATAAATCAGAATGGTAAAGTAGTTAAAAGGAACTTTGAAACCAGTAAATTTGAAATGGTTAAAATTAAAATAAATTTAAAAAATATTTTGAAGGAATACTTTTAATTTGTATATTTGCACTATCGGAGTAACGAACCGATTTCAAGACATACTATCACAATAAAACATTTAGCCTCTAAATGTGTGGTGTAAAGGGTGATAGCTTTACTGACTTCGTAAGTCAAACCGCACGTTTAGAGGTTTTTAAATTTAAAAAAAATGAAAGTAAAATTATATGATTTAGAAGTAGAAAATAAACATATTGAAATAGGTGTTTATGAAAAATATGATACATTAGTATTATTTATTTCATCATGGCATGAAAGTAATATAGAATCAGTAACTGAAATAGATTTAAACGAATTTAAAAAAGCTATTAAATTTTTAGAAGATGGCAATATTTAGAAAAATACATACATCATTCTGGAGTGATAGCTTTGTGAGTGATTTAGATAAGGATAAAAAGTTATTTTATATTTATCTATTAACTAATGAAAGAACTAAACAATGTGGTGTTTATGAAATAACAAAAAAACAAATAGCATATGATTTAGGATACTCTATTGATACTGTATCCAAACTTATTCAATACTTTATTAAAACAAAAAAAATTAAGTATAATGAAGAAACAAAAGAACTTGCAATAGGTAATTGGTTAAAGTATAATAATTCAACATCAATTAAAGTTCAAACATGCATTAATAATGAGTTTTTAAAGGTTAAAGATAGAGTATTGATAGAGTATGTAAAGAGTATAGATACACATCCGCAAGAAGAAGAAGAACAAGAAGAAGAAAAAGAAAAAGAAGAACAACAAGAAGAAATAGAAATAATAAATAAAAAAATTAAAATTCGTGAATTTGTTTATATAACTCAAACTAATTTAAATAAACTTTATTCTGAATTTTTAGAACACGAAGTTAATTGGATGCTGGATAAACTAAACGACTACAAAGCAAGTACAGGTAAAAAATATAAATGCGATTATTCAGCCATTAATGTTTGGGTAAAAGATGCTTTTAGGAAAGCAAAGGTAGATTTCATAAAAGATAACAATACTTCGGAGGTTAGGATAACAACTGCAATGAAATCAATAGAAAATATTAACTGGGATGATTATAAATTATTATGAGTAACATAACGACAACAAATGGATTTTCACCTATAGAAGTTGAAGCCATGCAGAAACTACCTGAATATCAAAGGCTGTATATTCAAGTTAAGAATGAGCAGAAGATTATCCACATGGATAGACAGGATGCATTAACTAAATTATTTGCCTTAATAATTAATACAATTGAGTTATCAGGTGAAAATAAAAAATACAACTTAGATAATGAGCAAACCAAAAAAGTAGCTAATTTCATTTATGAGACCGTTATTGAACAATATAAGGGTGCAACTATGTCTGAATTACAAAGTGCTTTTAAAATGGGTTTATTTGGTAATTTTGGGGACTTTGTAGGTTATGGAGTTATAACATTTGGTAAATTCATTAAAGGTTACTTTACTTCAACACAAAGGGATGCTTCAATAAAGGCATGGTTAAGGTTACAGCAACCACAAACAACTACTAAGCCAGTTTATAAATTCTTTGAGAAGAACATGGAAATTGCTAAATACTTTTTTGAAATATGTACTGAAAAATTATCTGAAAGGTTTGATACAGTAGTTAATCACGATGAAAATGTAATGCATATTCCAAGTATTTATGATTTCCTTTATGAGAATTATCAAATATCGTTTACTCAAGAAAGCAAAGATGAAATAATAAAAAAGGCAAAGATTAAATACAACAAGTATATTAACAAGTCAGGGTTAAAAACTTCAGATGAAACAGGTTACAAGCAAATAATTAATTTAGTTAAGTTTGGAGAGAATATAACATTTGATTATTACGTTAAAACTCAGGCATTGATATTCTTAACTTTAAAACTAAAAGAGAGAGGGCAAACATACGATAACTTAAAACCTTTAAAATGATGTTATGGATATAACGTTCCCACGATTGGCGACAGGCTTGGATTTTGAAAAACTAAATTTGATATAAGATGAAAAGATTCATTAAAAAACTAAAGCTGATTTTTGTAATTCAGCCCCGCTTGCGCCAAACGTGTGTTAGCGGTTCGGCTTGCTCATACTGTAAAGGGAAGGGCAAGATATTTCATTGGGAGTTCGGTCAATTTGTAGATTGTGGCGTTTGTCAAGCTGACCGCTAACGTTATCGAGCTAACCGATGGCGTAGACCTAACCTATAGTATATGAGTATTATAGCTCGCTGTTGGTTAGGTTGGGTTATAACTTGTAGGGATGTTTGCTGAATGCTTTTTTAAGACACAAAATAAATAAATATA